CCTGACGATGTCGATACGAGCTATCCTGTCTGGGCTATGGATGAGGGCGGTAATTGTTTAGTCGGTGACGGTGCTGACCAGATCGAACACTTGAGTGATATAAGGGGAGCAAGCTGATGGTTGATTTAAAAGGTACGTTGCGGATTTTTCTAAGCCAGAAAAAACTCAGCCAATACGATTTGCACGAACAAGGCGCAATAAAAGCAACCAATCAAAGCGAGAGCGGTGATTGCGAACTGGGGTATCCAGAGGATTGGTTGGGTGATGGACATGTTTGGGTTGATGCAGCAAAGCAATTAGAAAGTCTTGCGCTGGAATTTGGAGATATGTGCGGTGCTAATGGATACGAAGACGCAGCGGCGTATCTAGGGGAAATGAATTATATTATTGAGTCGGTGAGTAAATTTATGGATACAACAGGAGGATACTCACCAGCTTTAACCTCGTTGATGGATGAGGTTTTCCCCACCCGTTCCGAGGCCAAGCAAAGAATTGAAGATTTAGATCAATCTGTCAGTTTTAAAAGTAGCTTATTTGTTCAAGCGAGGGGCTATCGTTTAATGTGTGAGGGAGCAAGCTGATGGTTGAGGTTATATTTGATTTACCCGCCAGCCTTGGCCCTGACGCTGAAAGCAAGCTACGGGACCACCTAGGCTTAAAGGAAGCCCCGGAAGACTTTGGCTATTGCCTTGTTGCTGTGAGCGGAGATTGTAGTGCTGGCGGTATGTCTGAAAAGAGCGATTGCATTGTTTTGAATGGCGCACACTTTGGCTTAGTAAAAGATTATCTAATGGCTGATATGAAAGTTTCGTTTCTGTATGCTGATGGATTCAACATTGAGGACATAATAGCTTCTACAGCACTTGGAGAATGCAATAGGCTGGGGAATGAACTGAGGAAATGCGGTGTTTTTGCTCACAAGTGGCACCAGCGCACCAATTGGGTTCTTGAGGAAATGCAAGATGACGGGCGACCTGCGATATCCATGAACGTAGAATTTAACATGATTGAGCAGGGAAACTGATGACTGATAAATTTACCCTAGAGTTTAGTCTGGCTGATTTTGATAAAATGAATCATACCAGCATGGCTTCATTCCACATTCAGCAGGAGCATAGGTTTGAAACATGCTCTGATAAGCCTCTACCCACGTCTGAGGATGGTCTTATAATGTATTGGATGGGTCCAAATGATCTCAGTGCGATAGTGGGAGAGAAGATACTGATTGCTGCAGGATATGAAGTTCATCTGTTGTGGGATTTTGTTGAGAACCCGGAGCCAGAGTGGTGCTTGCTAACTGATTACAGAAGTAGTTCGTGGGAGAAAGCTGATGGTTGATAAACCTAAAGGCGCACCCAAATTTAAAGCAGACGTAAGCTGCTACGTGGAAATCAATGGCTATACTATATACCTGGAAGTCAGCGGGGCCACTGATAACGTACCACTGGTGAAGTATTGGACCGTTTATTATCCGCAAGATACTGTAACGCATATGGTTGTGGATCAAGATGATTGATTCAATCCCAACGAATCAAAAACCATCTTTTAAGCTTGGGGTAGCAGCTATGGAAATAGTTGCTGTAACAAAAATGTACACGCAATGTACGCGATGTACAAAGAAATCCTGTACAAATAAAAAATGTACAGCCCTGTAACCCATTGATATTAAACGAATGGCTCCGGCGGTAGGGATCGAACCTACGACCAATTGAGTAGGAACAAAATGTTTAGCATCAATGGATTACGCGATTTCGTGGTGGGTGTAGGCCAACTACTACCTTAACAGAGGTAGGTATAAAGGTAATTACTGCGATGTACTCATATAGTGATCAGCTTAGAATGTTAGGTCCAATTGTCCTACAGGAGCTTGAAACTAAACGGATGGATTGTCCCTTTTGTGGTGGTCGCAAAACCTTCGCAATTACCAGGACTGAGGGTAAGCGTCTGTGGAACTGTTTCAGAGCTAGTTGTGGTGTGACAGGTAGCAAATCTATAGGTTACTCAATAGACGGCGTTAGAGCAAAGCTGGAGGGCAATTCAATGGTTAGACCAAACCCAAGCACACCATTTCCGAGGATAGTCTCTGAGCCGGATCATCATCCGGCAGTAGTCGATTATCTGAAAGCTAACAATTCGTATGAGGCTTACAAAGACGGTCTGCTGAAGGTGGAATACGCTCCCGCAGAGAACAGAATACTCTTCTATGATAAATCTAAATCTGGCGCATCTGGTCGAGCTTTAGGGAAGGAGACGCCGAAATGGCTCGTTTACGGGCATCTGTCCCAGCCCTTTATCGTCGGCTCTGGTAGTACCGCTGTGATTGTAGAGGACATAATGTCAGCTTGTTCAGTTGCACGGTTACCTAAGTGTTGCGGTTGTGCGATACTTGGCACCAGCATTTCACCGCGCTTGTTACATTTACTATTTGACTTCGATGAGGTTGTTGTGGCATTAGATAATGACGCGAGTAGAAAGAGCCTAGATCTTTCTCGGCAACTTGAGGCAAATACAAAAACAAGAACCAGGTTTTTAAGTGAAGATCTTAAATATCTGGGTGTACCAGAGATTAAGGAAGTACTCGGTCTCTGATTAAAACAAGAAGCAGAAAGATAAAAGTGTGTCCAAAACAAAGACAAGAGCAACTCTCAACTACACAAAGATCCAAGACGATAGGTTCGGATGCGGAGGATTGGGATTTAGTTTGAACGTAATAAATCAGAAATTACCGCCGCTCTTATTAGAGCATATGAAAAAATTCGGTAATCGTAGCAAGCAAGGCTGGGAAGCGGTCGAGAGAACGTGGACCCGCGACAACATTAGTATGCCCTTCACGATAAGCCGCTTTTGCTTAACCGGATGGCTCTATGTATCTGCATCCAGCTGGCAGGACCCACCAACGGGGCCCACTAACTACTCATACATTTAATCCGTTTGTAAATGTACTGTCTTGCCTATAGGTGATCTAGCAAGACGAATGAGTAGGGAAATAAATTGAAAGCACGAGGATTAATTTTGGTGGATTACGATCTGCCGAATGGATATATGGACGCCGCAGAAGAACAAAAAAGATTAAATGCAGCGATGGAAGAGTTGGTTCGAGGAAACAACAAAGTTACTTATTACCAATGTGACATCAAAGAAAGGCGAGGCGAAGGCCGACCTGATCTAAGGAAGCTCAAAATAAGAACTTCTTAATACTTTGAGAAAAATAGGCCCGGGGTAACATCCGGGTCTTTTTGATTCTAGACCACTGTGCTATTACTAATACCTCAACAAATGTTACTGTAGGGGTACGAAGTTGGATTTATCGATTATTAAAGGATTGTGTAGCCATGATTTTTACATGGCAAACGCAAGTAAACTAAACGAATCGCTATTTGGGGACGAGGTGAAAACCTTGTTTCGAATCTTACAAAAAGCTCATGAAAAATTTGGAACTGACATCACTACAGCTGAGCTGATGATGCTGTGGAAAGTTGAGCATCCCGTTGCAACACGGGCATACACTCATGAGGCCGAAAACTTAATTAGATCTGTGAGCTATGCAGATGATCTAAATCCCGCAATCGTAGCCGACACAATCACCAAGCTGCATGTGCGTGACCTGGGCAAACAAATTGCCAACAAAGGATTGGAGATTGCTGAAGGCAATCCCCATGCTCTTAGTGATGTACTCGACCTAGCCGAAAAAGGTCTCGAAGGTTACTACGAGGATGAATTTGGTCCTAAAGCTAGTATGCTTGTTCGAGACGTTTTTGCGGCAAAGCTAACAGGCTCTGTCATCCCCTTTAACATAAAGTCCCTGGCGCAGCATTTACCAGGCGTTGGGCGTAAAGAGTTTGGTATACTGTTCGCCGTACCCGAGGCCGGGAAAACAAGCTTTGTGGTCTCACTTAGTGTTGGTGCAGGGGGATTTGTAGAAAATGGATACAAAACGCTTGTTTTGGGAAACGAAGAAGCCATCGATAGGACGATCCAAAGGGCGTATCAATCGATACTCGGTTGGCGAGAAAAAAAGATCCTTGAAGATGAACATATTGATAATGCCGAAGAAAAGGTTTTAGCAGCCACTGATGGTCTATTTGAATGCCGCCAGGCCCAAGATTGGGATCTGACACGCATAGAGCAATACATCCGCAAAGAGAAACCTGCCATAGTCTGGATAGACCAGGCAGATAAGGTTCAGATACCTGGTACTTTCGCTGCTTCGCATGAACGGCTGCGGGAACTATATCGCCGCCTACGAGAGACGGCCAAACGATATGATTGTGCGGTGATTGGCGTTAGCCAAGCGGCTCAAACGGCCACCAATGCGAACTATCTCGATTACACGCACATGGAGGGCTCCAAGATTGGCAAGGCCGCTGAGGCTGACTTTATCATTGGTATTTCAAAATCAGGAACTCCCCTGGACCCTATGAGAACGCTGACTATCAGTAAAAACAAATTAACAGGCTGGCATGGGCAAGTCGTGTGTTCCCTTGATGCCGATATAGCGCGGTACGAAGCATGATTGCGTGTGTGTTAGACCTTGAGACTACTGTGTCTCCTCTGGGTGACACTTTAGATCCGTCAGCGATGCACTCAGATAATGCGTGTGTGTCTGCTTCTTGGCTTATGATTGAGGACGGTCAAACATTGGGTGCCATGCAAGAGAGCGTTTGGTTTCATAATGATCACCCAGTTCCTGACAGCCGGGAACCTCTGCAGAGAGATCTGTCCCGGGCAGATATCGTAGTCTGCCACAATACTAAATTCGATGTGACCTGGCTGCTAGAGATGGAGTTTGATTTACCTGATAAACTTTGGTGTACGATGATTGGTGAATATATCTTTGCTCGAGGTATCCGCCAATTAAAAAGTCTCAAGGCTACAGCTGAGAGACGAGATGTTACGCGAAAGAAATCTGAGCTGATCGACCAGATGTTTAAAGATGGCATCGGGTTCGAGAAAATGCCCCTGGAAATAGTTTCAGAATATGCAGCTGCTGATGTGATCAGTTGTGCAGAAATCTATTTAGCGCAGCTGGCCGACCTGAGAGATGAAAAGAACGATGGGCTGTGGCCCATATTCACTCTGATGAACGAGATGACTTGGTTTTTAATCGAGATTGAAAGAAACGGTATCTGCATCGATTTAGATGTGCTCGAAGAGGTGCGCGTTGAGTTTGAGACCGAGCGAGACGAAATTATTGAGTATCTTGCAAAGATCGTAGTGAAGATGATGGGTGATACCGTCACTAACCTCTCGTCGGGTCAAGACATGACCCGGCTGATCTACGGCTACGAATTTAAAAGCGATGTCTGCAAGAAGGCATTCTGCAAAGCATTTAATATCGGGCTCGGCCCGGACGGTAGACCCCTTTACCCACCGCGCATGTCTGAAAGTGAATATGTATTTAACGTCAAGACTAATATGCAACGGGCGTACAAAACGATTGCTGAACGCTGCTCTCAGTGCTCCGGCTCCGGCAAGCAGCATCGAGTAACACTAAAAGGTGACCCGTATAAAAAACAACCCGCCTGTAAAATGTGCGAGGGATCTGGTGCGTTGTACCGTGATCAAACTACTAAGGCTGGTCTTGGGCTGGTGCCAGAAGGCCCAGCGGATGCCTCTGCTAACGGGTTTAAAGCTGACAAACTGACTATAAAAAGACTATTGCTCCAGGCCAACCGAAGAAACAATCATGTGGCGGTTGAATTTTTGACCAAATACAGCAGATTAAATGCGTTGAATACTTATCTGAACAGTTTTATCAAAGGTATTGCAGCACATACTAGACCAAGCGGCCTTCTACATGCCAATTTCAACCAGACCACCACTGCAACGGGAAGATTGAGTTCTAGTAGACCAAATTTTCAAAATATCCCCAAGGGCAGCAAGTTCCCGGTTCGCCGCGCAGTCGTAAGTCGATTTGAAGGCGGAAATCTCTGCGAAGTTGACTATTCCCAGCTCGAATTCCGAGTTGCTGGGATTCTCAGCGGCGACGAACAGATTATCAGCGATGTTCTGAGCGGAAAAGACATACACACCCAAACCGCTATGATTATTAATCAGTGCAGTGCTGATAAAGTTACTAAAAAGCTTCGTTCACAGGCAAAGAGTCTGACGTTTAGTCCTTTATTTGGCGGGATGGGTATGTCTGAGCCACCGCATGTACAGGAGTATTTTAAATCATATTTCCGAATCTATTCTGGGCTCAAGTCTTGGCACAAGAAATTGATGGACGGTGTGATGGATAACGGATTGGTCACAATCCCCTGTGGTCGTGAATTTAGTTTCCCTGATGCAAAGCGGCTGCGGAATGGGCGCGTGACCGGGGCCACTCAAATAGTAAATTTCCCGGTCCAATCTCATGCCACGGGCACGATAGTGCCATTGGCCTGTATTAGGGCCCTAAAAGCGTTCCGAGAACGCCAGATGCGCTCTAAACTGATCTTGACCGTACACGATAGTTTGGTTGTGGATATATTCCCAGGTGAGCTGGACAAAGTGAAGGAAGCCCTCGTCTGGGCGATGCGGGACATCAATCCTGAGATAGAAGAGCGGTTTGGATACGCCCCATCGCTGCCTCTAGATATAGAAGCCGAAATTGGACGAAATTGGATGGAAATGTCGGAACTAGACTTGAGTTAAGGTAACTTCTAAGGTATCATGTATTTTCTTAATAACGCATAGGATATGCTATGAACGAACTAGCTACGACAGCTGAGTTGGCAGAAGTAAACGCCATTTTCGCAGATCAAGGACAGAACGTCGAAGAGGTCATAAAAATACCTTTTCTAAAGGTCCAGTACGACAGCGCTTTATTCATGAAGAACCCAAATTGCCGAATGGGGATGTACTCTATTAGCGGCCCTCACCCAATCTACGCAGAGACAGTTAAAATGCGTGTGCTCCTGGCACACATACAATGGCGTCAGCAAAATTCTGAAGATTTCAAAATGGTGAATAAGTCCATCCTAATGGACAACCGTGGGCAGGAACCTATCGACATGCTGGGTGGCGTCAGATGTGGCAGACCTGATCCAGATCTATGGAAAGATATGTCAGATGCTGAAAGGAAGCCGTTTAAGGATCGGGTATGCACCCATGTGTTGCGCGGCCTTGTTTCTTACAAGGGTATCTACGCTGACGGCAGCGAGGGGCTGGTAGACAACCAGCCTGTTCAGTTCCACATGAAAGGACTTAATTTCATGCCCATCGCTAACATCATGCGCGACTTTAAGAAAATGGGCAAAAACGTCCGTGATGTTTGGCTAGATATGAAAACAGATCTCCAGGGCAAGACTTTTGTCAATAACATCGAGATAGATTACAGCACTCCCGCTCTGCTGGATTCCGCAACTGTAGCAACGGTTAAGGTCTTTAATGAACAAGTCCGCTCAGAAAACAATTTTGTTAAGAAACAGTATTACAAAGCTCAAGGCGCTGTAGAGCATGTTGATGGTGCCGATAACGACAGTTATGCCGCTGCGCTGGAGCACAGCGCGTAATTGGGGCTGGATACCCTCGAGCTAGAACTTCACGCACTGATGCAGTCTCTCTCAAACGGAGAGACTGTTGATGTAGATCCCGAAGTTTTTGAGGAAGCGGCCACACAAATTGTTGCCGCTTTCAAAAAGCAGCTCACGATCAAAAGAGAGAAAGACTTTCGTGTCCGCGCCAGCAATGTGGGCCGTCCGCTTTGCACTCTCCAGATGGAGAAGGCAGGGGAAGAACGAGAGCCCATGCCGTACAACCATATTATGCGAATGATGATAGGTGATTGCGTCGAGGTAATCACGAGAATGCTGCTGACAATCGCTAAATGTGATGTGACCAGTGATGGTGATGACGTTAAACTAGCCGTTTCAAAAAGCATTATAAATGGCTCTAGCGACATCGATATCGGCGGTCGAGTTATGGACATAAAATCGTCCGCTCCTTGGGCATTTAAGAATAAATGGTCAAAGGGATTTGAAGCCCTGTTGATGTCAGATGATTTTGGCTACGTTGGCCAGCTGTTTGCCTACGCAGATGCTCAGAAGAAGCCGCCAGGCGGTTGGATAGTTGTAGATAAATCCTCCGGCGAACTTCTTGTAGTTCCTGTAACGGCAACCCCTTCCGAGATTAGAGCTATCCGTGCTCGTCGGAAAGAGACCGTGAGGTCCCTCGAGCAGGGTGCGCCCTTTCGCCGTAGCTTCGAAGCCAACATCGAAACCTTCAACCGCAAAGAAACAGGCGAAAAAAACCTCATCAAAACCTGCGAGTTCTGTAACTACAAAAGGCCGTGCTGGCCAGAAGCCAGGCTCCGCCCCCAAAAAGCGAGCAAAGCCAAAAGCCCCCCGCTGAAGTGGTATCTAAATGTCCATTAAAACATCCTCTGCCAAAGCAAAGGGCCGGAAACTTCAGCAGTGGACCGTTAATAAGATCCTAGCTAGGTGCCCCCAGCTCGAGCCAGATGACTGTAAATCCAACCCAATGGGAGCGCATGGTGAGGACTGTTTGATGTCCCCAGCAGCACGGCGTCTCCTAGGAATTACTGTTGAGTGCAAGGCTAGAAAAAGCCTCGCTGTCTATAGCTACTACAGCCAAGCCAGCGCCAATGCCCCAAAGGGCATGGAGCCAGTTGTAATCATTAAAGCTGACCGCAAAGAGCCCCTGGCAGTTGTGGATGCAGCTTACTTTATCAAGTTACTCACAAAGGAAATCAAACATGATTAAACCCTTGAAGTTGCAAAAGAACATGATGGCGCTTGTGATGCAAATTCAGCCAGACGGGCAGCTGCGGATCATGTCTCAGCAAAACCTAGATCAGAAATCTTTAAGCGAAGAAGACTATGAGCTTCAGTTGGATTTCCTGCAGGGCCTGGGTGTGCATGTCCAAACCGCTGCCGAGCTAATCATCACCACAGGGCACATGTCCCGGTTACTGGAGGAGGAGGATGAGTTTGACGAAGACGA